CGCTTTGCAGTTTTCACTGGGGTACCATCTACGCAACTGGGCGGTCAGATCTCTTTTCTCGCAATTCTTAATGCTTTCACCGTAAAGGTACAACATGTTTACGATTTCCGACGAAACAACCAGATCCGGTATAGGACTTCGAACAGCCACATTGGACAGCTTGAAATAGCCCACGTCACCCAGATCGCGCGTCAATTCCTTAGCGACCTTTTGCGTGGTAGTGCTCATGATGAAGAAAGGGCCCTTGCGCCATTCACGTGTAACAGTGATTGTACTCTTGAAGCCCTGAATCGTGCGGGCCACGTACCACCAATGTGCAGCTAGCGGTTGTGCGTACTCATCCTCATCAGACTCGCATTTGTAATGTAATGTTTCGCCCACAATCTTGAATGTGTACAACGTAGGTCGGAGCGAGTAATTGCACACCATGCTTTCAGGCGGCACAATTCCACACCAGTAAGCAACCTCGACCAAGGGATTGGCCTCATGGAAAGCAGCCACATCGGAAGGCGTGAAGTACTGAGCACATTCACTCATAAACACGCGTTTTGCGGTGGTGTGCAACATGGAACTCATGGGTTCAACGGTTCGATAACGTGCAAAATCTCTCGCGGACACGTGACTGTTCCTGATGGCACATTGCGACCGAAACTCTTTCGGCAACAAGGCAGCAGTAGAGTCTGAAACCCAATACAAATCACCCCCTTCGGGTAGTAATGACGGCAATTTAGTAATGTGTATGTATCTCCGCATCGCGGCGTGCACAGGATGCGCATGCTCCACGGTCGCGCCACACCCAACATTGATGCCCCAATTCTTGAGGTACATCGCATTGTGCTCGGGGACCACCCAGGGGCAGTACAAATTTCCCAGGTTAAGACCCTTCTCTATGGCAGGGACTAATGAGTTGTCGATGTTCTCAAGATTGAGCGCGGTGTTCAACTGAGTGATGGCCTTGCGGACAGGATCTTGGTATCGTGTCTCATTGTTGCTAACCAATTGCTGCTCATTCATTGTCTTCAGAGCTTCTATGAACAACTCCGGTTTCTTACCCTTGGGTACACGTGGCACATTCAGTTCACCGTTACGCATGCGAGAAGCTCGGTCCATCACTTTCTGCAAACGTTGTTGCGGACTGAAGACATCGATCACATGAACATCACCATCAGGCATCACGCACCATTCAATTAAATGACCTCTTCGGATTATCTCCTTTGAGTGCTCTAGCACATCTGATATGGTCACGTTGTTGCCTTGCAAGGCGCTCGTGATGCCCACAAGTTTCTTGTAGCAGTCACCTGGTGACCGCACGTAAATGGGCTTAATTTCTTCTGCCATTTCTTCCACGATAGGGGCCAGGAATTCACTAAGAGCCAATTCTTGAGAGACCAATTCATGCCGTTGTTTCACGGTAAGGTCCTTCATATGAGCAAGTGATTCGTCGGAAGCGACAGCCTCGTCAGAAAGGTCCAGACCCAACCT